TCACCTACAGCAATTGTTACCCGTTTAATCCAAGGACAGGCAGTAGTTAGTGCTGAGGTGACACGCTAATGGCTGATGAGATTATTGTTGTAGAACCAATTATTCCCGTAATCAATGTCATCAATGAAACGCCAACAATCACCGTATCTGCACCAGGACCGCAAGGACCATCTGGTGAATTCACATCATCTGACATTTTCTACACTCATACTCAGGCTGTATCCGCATCAGTGTGGACCATCAACCACAATCTAAACGGTTATCCAACAGCAGTAGTTTTGGACTCAGCAGGAACTATGTGTGAAGGCACTTTTAGTTACCCAACCGTTAATCAAATGATTATTACTTTTAGTTCAGCCTTTACAGGAACGGCCTACATAATCTAATGAGCAGATTAGCCTTAACACCTACCAATGTTCCTGTTAGTGCAACGGACATCAATACGCCAACACTTAGAACTGGCGATATGTATTACAACACCACAACAGGTTTAATGATTTATGACGGAACAGCATGGGTAGCCGTTTCTACATCTACGCCAACCAATCTTGATGCAGGCGTATTTGATAGCATTGCTCCATACCAGGGTGGAGAACCAACCACTACTGCTACCCAAACATTTAACGGGGGAACTCCATGAGCGTAGTAACACAGATACAAGTAAGACGCGGCACTGCGGCACAATGGACTTCTGCCAACCCAACTCTTGCGGCTGGCGAGATTGGTTTTGAAACTGACACAGGTTTAATGAAGTGCGGTAACGGTTCAACTGTTTGGACATCACTTGGTTACATTGGTGCAGGTGACATCACTGGAGTTACAGCAGGAACAGGACTTTCAGGCGGTGGAGCATCAGGAGCAGTAACGCTTTCAATTAACACAGCAGTCACAGCAGACCTATCAACTGCACAAACTTTTACAAACAAAACAATCTCAGGAGCGTCAAATACGCTTAGCAATATTGGCAATTCAAGTCTTACTAATTCTGCCATCACAATTAACGGCTCAGCCGTATCATTGGGTGGTTCAGTAACAATTGTTGCCCAAACTTTTGCTCCTTCACTTATGTTAGGTGGTATGTAATAAATGGCCCGTAAATTTCTAGTAGGCATAGACCTCAATAAGAATGAACTTCAAAACGCAGTTATTCAAAATTTAGCCACCGCACCTGCTTCTCCTGCGGCTGGACAAGTTTATTACAACACCACTGATAACCAACTTTACATTTACAACGGAACCCGTTGGGAAGTAGCGGGCAACGCAGTTCTATCAGGTTTGCTTTCATCACGGCCTGCGGCAAACAGCGTGGACTCAGGAACTATCTACTACGCAACAGACACTTACCTTTTCTATTACTCAGACGGTTCTACCTGGACACAGACAAACGCATTTGGAACAGTAACCGCTCAGACAACATACGGTGCATCAAGCGGTAATGGTTCTGCTACTACTTATGCCCGCGCTGACCACACACACGGAACACCAGCACTAGGAACATCTACACCTACTGCAATTACTGGCACTGCTTCTGCTGGTTCAGCAAGCGTTCCTTCTAAAGAGGACCACACACACGCATTTACACCTACCCAAAATTTGTCTATGGCAACATACAAACTTACAAATCTTGGAACTCCAACAGACGGAACAGATGCGGTAACAAAGACTTACGCAGACGGAAAACTTGCTTTATCAGGCGGCACTATGACTGGTGCTATTGCTATGGGAGCAAACAAAATCACTGGCCTGGATACTCCAACCGCAGATACAGATGCGGCTAACAAAGGTTATGTAGATAGCGTTGCACAAGGATTAGATACAAAGGCTTCAGTAGTAGCCGCAACAACAACTAACGGAACGCTTGCTACTGCTTTTGCTGATGGTCAAATAATTGATGGCGTTACATTGGCAACAGGCAACCGTATTCTTATTAAAAACCAAACAGATGAAACAGCCAACGGTATTTATGTAGTTGCCGCATCAGGAGCGCCTACCCGTTCTGCTGATATGAACACTGGCTCAGAATTTCCAGGTGCTTATGTATTTGTAGAACAGGGAACAATTAACGCTGACAGTGGTTGGGTTTGCACAAACAATTCACCAGTAACTCTTGGTTCAACCAACATTACTTTTACGCAATTTAGCGGTGCAGGCACTTACACAGCGTCAAACGGTGTATTGCTAACTGGCTCTAACTTTACTTTTGCGCCAGAGAGCGGCAAAGGCTTACAAACAAGCAGTTCAGGTGCGGCAATTAAACTTGCTACTACTTCAGGCCTCAATGTAACTACTGACCTAGCAGTAGGCGCTGGCAACGGTATTTCTGTTCTCACAAACACAGTAGCCATTGACTCAGCAGTTGTTGTATCTAAATATGCAACAAATGTGGGAGATGCAACCAACACTTCTTACACAATCACACACAATCTCAACACTAGAGATGTAATTGTGACCCTTTATGACAATTCAAGCCCATACGCTGAAGTTATTTGTGATGTTCAACATGCAACCGTAAACACCATTACATTACTATTCTCAGTTGCACCTACTCTAAATCAATATAGAGTTGTAGTCCACGCATAACTAACGCCTGAACCACAAGGGGCAAAAAGGAGATACACATGGGTCTAAGGGACCGTATCGCAAAAGCAATAGCAACTGGCAGTATTGAAAAGGCTCCAAACCTTCCTGCGGGTTCTACAGTGTTGTCACAAAATGACATGCTGGCTATAGCAAATCAGTTGCAACAGAATTACGGAAACACCAACCCGCTTCCACGCGCACCTTTTAGTGCATCAGTTCCTTTTGGCCCTGGTATGCCTATTACGCCAGGTGCAATTAACCCTGTAAATCCTGAAACTGGCAGACCAGAACCACGCCGTTATGAATACCAGGTTGCTCAGAACATCAATGTTACTGAAACGCGCCTTATACCTTTTAAGACATTACGCGCCGCCGCAGACCAGATTGATATTTTGCGCCGTTGTATTGAAGTAACTAAATCTAAACTTGTTGGACTTGATTGGGACATTACCCTTGGAACAGACGCGTCAGAAAAGATTGCGGCTGAAGCAGGTGGTGACCATGTTCGCGCTATGGCTAAAGCGCGTGAGAAATACACAGATGAAATTAACCGTGTGCGTGAATTTTGGGAAAACCCTGACAAAGCAAACGGATTAACATTTTCTGATTGGCTAATGATTGCCGCAGAAGAAATTCTTGTAATTGACGCTTGGGCTACATACCCATTAAAGACCGTAGGCGGGGATTTATACGCGTTTCAAATCCTAGACGGTTCAACTATTAAGCCATTGATTGATGACCGTGGTATGCGCCCTATGTCACCTAATGCGGCCTTCCAACAAATCCTTTACGGCTTTCCACGCTCTGAGTTCAGCGCTACTGAGGAGGACCCAAAGGCAGACGGTGAATTTACTGCTGACCAACTTGCTTATTGTGTCCGTAACCGCCGCACAATCAGCGTATATGGCTTTTCTCCTGTAGAGCGAGCGCTTCCACTGGCTGACATTTACCTACGCCGCCAGCAATGGATACGCGCTGAATACACAGATGGTGTTTTGCCAGAACTTATGTTTACAACTGATGAAGATTGGGGAACTAACCCTGACCTTCTACGCGCCTATGAAAACATTTTGAATGATGACCTTTCAGGCCAGACACAACAGCGTATGCGGGCAAGACTGCTACCAAAGGGTTTAACTCCTGTAACTAATGATGGCTATGGCGAAAAGTTCAAAGACACACTTGATGATTATTTGATTACATCTATTTGCGGTCACTTTGGTGTTCAACCTGCTGAGATTGGCTTCTCTCCAAAGGGAGGCTTGGGAGGCGCGGGTTTCCAAGACGGTCAGGCAGAAAACGCAGAAGCAATTGGTATTCAGCCATTGGCTAACTGGATTTCTAAAATGATTACAAACCTTTCTTACACATACCTTGGTATGCCTAGAGAACTTGAATTCCGTTTGATGACATCAAGCCGCAAAGATGATGAAAGCCATGCCCGTAAATCAGAGATTGAGATTAAATCTGGTGGCAAGACAATCAATGAACGCCGTTCAGAACTAGGTTTGCCATTGCTTGATACTCCACAAGCGGATATGCCATTGCTTATGAGCGGTGCAGAACTTTATCTATTCTCACCTGACGGCATTATTAACGCTAAAGAAATTACATCTGCTCCTGCATTGGAGGGACCAAATGCAACTCCTATTGCGCCTTCAACTCCTGATACTGCTGAAGCGAAACCAGTTGAGGAAACGATTGAAGAAGAACCAGACAAAGCGCAGGCTGATGAAGTAAAAGCATTTATGAAATGGGCCAACAAGGGCAAGCGCGCCCGCCTATTTGAGTTCAAGAGCCTGGACCCTATTGTGGGTGAGGCATTGAACCGTTGTGCTTTTGACGGTGACTTAGAAACCGCTAGAGCGCTCGCTAAAGCGTATTTAACATGACCTACAAACCCGCATTAGAGGCTGATGCGCGGTTAGCGGCAAAGAACGCATTAAAGATTAGGGCGGCATTAGCCCAGTCATTTGATGCGCGTTGGGTCTATGACAATTACCTACAGACAAACCCAATTAAATCAGGCAACCTTGCACAAGACCGCGCCCGCGCTCGCGCATGGGTGATGCTTAATGTGCGGGTCAATCTTGAAACGCTTAAAGAAGTAATGATGCGCGTTTGGGCTGAGGGCTATGTAACTGGTGAGGCTTTTGCTGATGAACAATTACGCTTTGCCCGTGAACGCAACAAGGCAACAGATACAGAAGTTGATTGGGCTAACTGGAGGCCAGGAGATAGAGCCGCCGCGTTATTATTGCGCCCACCTGACGCGTTTAA